ATTCAGTGATTTGATTAATGAAATTGCAACCAAAGAGAGCATGACTCGACTAGAAGCAATCATTCATCACTGTGAACAAACAGGCCTTGAAGTTGATGTAGCGTCAACACTTATTTCGGCCGCACTTAAATCAAAACTTCGTGAAGAAGCACAAGAAGCAAATCTATTAAAGAAGACCGCTAGATTACCAGTATGAGTTTTCAACTTGAAGAAGGCAGTGGATTTTCTGCCTTCGCTTTATATAATGCATTGAGATTACATTTCACATCACCATCTTACGATTACTTTAAGTACAACGGCAAGACGAATGTGAGTAAGGATAGCTTTGCCAAAAATAAGGCAAAGTACTCATTCTATAAACTCTCCAGGAAGTACAATTTAGATGATTTACGTTCGTTTTATATTGCTAACTTCCTAGAATCCGATATCAAGTGGATCGGTGATATATCTGGTCTTGAAGGTGAACAGAACTATACCAAGTGGCAAACAAGAATTCAACGCTTGACATACCAGTTCGAACAAGATATAATTTACCTATTCGACAAGTATGCCGCTAAGGACATGATTAGTGTTGTTGACGACCATTACCCTAGGTTACTAGAGGAAATGATGCAACGTAACATTATGATTGAGACTGTGGTTATACTGAATGATTTGATGGGTTTCTTCCCAATGTGGTCAAAGAAAATCAAAGACGATATTATCTGGCCAAATTGGAAACTGAAACTGGAAAAGTATACACCTTTTGTAAATTATGATAAGGCCAAATTAAAGGCTATTGTGAAAGAACACTATGGAAATCAGTAAGATTTATGTTGACATGGACGGTGTTCTATGTGACTTCGAGAAACGTTATGTAGAACTATATGGTGAAGTGCCAGAACAAGTGCGTAGGTCTAAGTTCCGTACCAACTTCTCCGATTTCATTCTGACAAAGCAATTCGCTACGTTAGAACCCATGAAAGACTTTTTCATCCTCAGAGCATATCTGACCATTTTGGATGAACCAAAACAGATTCTATCATCTACCGCTTATGAAGAAGTATATGATACAATCAGTGAACAGAAGAAAGAATGGTTGGGTAACCATGACATTTATTGGCCTGATCCTATCTTTGTTCCAGGCAAACGACACAAGTATAAGTATGCTCAACCTGATGCAGTAATCATTGATGATACTTACAGTGTCATTGAAGATTGGCGTAATGCGGGTGGTATTGCTATTCATCACAAAGATGCAAAGTCTACCATTATTGAACTAGAAACCTTGTTCAGGACGCCTAAATAAATCCATATAATGAAATATGTGGATAATCCGTAACACTCCGTTAATACTCCGTTTATAAAGGAAAATACTATGAGCGATTTCGCTAAACTAAAACGTGGTTCAGGCAATCTGGACAAACTCACAAAAGCCATTGAAGCTCTCAACGCTTCGTCCGAAGGTGGCAAATCCGATGACAAATTCTGGCGACCAGAAGTAGACAAGGCTGGTAACGGCATGGCTACTATCCGTTTCTTGCCTGCACCAGCAGCTGACGGTGATGATGGTCTTCCTTGGGTTAAAGTTTTCTCACACGGTTTCCAGGGTCCTGGTGGCTGGTTGATTGATAACTGTTTGACCACAAAGAATGCTCAATGTCCAGTATGTGAACACAATAACAAATTGTGGAACTCTGGTGTTGAAGCCAACAAAGAAGTTGTGCGTAAACAAAAACGTAAACTCAACTACATTGCAAACGTGTACATCGTTTCGGATCCAAAACATCCAGAAAACGAAGGACAAGTTAAGTTGTTTAAGTTCGGTAAGAAAATCTTTGACAAGATTAACGAAGCAATGAACCCAGCTTTCGAAGATGAAACACCAATCAACCCATTCGATTTGTGGGAAGGTGCAAACTTCAAGTTGCGTATCCGTAAAGTTGATGGTTACCAAAACTACGACAAGTCCGAATTCGAATCAGCATCTGCTTTGTTCGAAGATGATGACAAACTCGAAAAGGTTTGGAAGTCTGAACACTCATTGCAAGAATTGGTTTCTGATAAAGAATTCAAATCTTACGATGATTTGAAGAAACGCCTTGACAAGGTATTGGGTGCAGCTGATGTACCTAAGACTACTGTTGAACAAGCAAAGGCATCTGCACCAAAAGCAAAACCAGTTGCTGAGGATGCACCGTTTGAACCTTCAGCTGATGAAGATGATGACATGGCCTACTTCTCAAAGTTGGCAGACGACTAAAAAAGAACCCCGCATAAAGCGGGGTTTTTTAATTTGGCATTCTAACATTCTGAAACAATGCTGAAGTGTAACTTTCTTCCGCATTTCTTACGGATGGTATCTTTCTTTTTAGAGGTATTCCATCCGAACCTTGTTTGATATTAGTGGTGTTGTTTTGTACCTTTGGCACAGAAGTCACCATTCTATTCTGTAACTTGGTATCACTATTTTCGATACTAGGTGTCGCCACGGTGGTTGCTGGTCTGGATGGCGCAGTTACATTCTGTGCAGCAACAGGTTCTTTAGGAAGACGTTGTAATTCACCAACTACACCCTGACCAGAGGCAATCTTAGCATTGTCACTTGCGGTTCTATCGAAACCGGCCAACCTCTCGTTGAATATACCTTTAAAGGCACTGTCCCAATTTCCACCAGAACCAATATCAACACTTGATAGGTCTTCGGAAACGTTGATATCCGGAACCTGTTCTAGTTTAGATAATGTACTATCATCTAATGACAAATCACTGAAAGGATTTGAGATGGAATCAAAGAAAGCACCAAACTGTCCGATTAAACTACCAACATCCTGATTTTCAGGTTTTTTCATTGTGTGAATTTCTGCCTGTAAATCCGACTTCTTAATTTCCAACTTGGCAATATTATCTTCTTGTTTACTGACAATATTAGAATCTTCTCCATGTTTAGATTTCAAGTAATCCAACATACGATATTCATCAATCAACTCTGAGTTGATGCGATTCATTTGTCCTTCCTTGAACATCAAGGAATTATGAAATTCATAAATGGCTGCTGCAACACCTGCAACACCCATGAGGCGCAAGAAAACAGGACTTCTAAAAATAGACAGTACACCTGCACCCATAGCACGAATCATATTAAACAAGAAACCGCCAGTCTTACTCATTAGACTAACAATCATCTTGGCAACAGAACCCAAACGTTTGAGCATCCAACCAACGACTTTACCTAAAGCATTCTGTATCAACATTCGCACACCAGAAAAGAGAGTGCCGACCGTTTTCATAAATTCCAACAGTTTTTCGGTCCATGATTTTTCCGATTGACCATCTCCCATTTTTACTAATGTAGGTCTAGTCTGTAATGCTTGTAACAGTTCTTTGTGTTTCTTTTGGTCCTCTAACTCATGTTCTTCTTCACGATTCTTAGCCAGTTGTTTACGTGTTTTCTCCATTTCATAGGAGTTGGCCATGAGTGCGTATATCTTAGTTAAGACTTGATTCGATTGAACGTCAAAACCACCAGAACCACCAAGTCTGGTAAGTTTTTCACCAGTCTTTCTCTTTTCGTGAATTGGTTTGTAACGTTTGGAGAAATATTGAATGTCTTGTGCCGAACGACCAGTGAAGTGACCTAATAAAGCAGGACCAATAGAACTACCAAACGTCATAATTCTAGCGATATTCAATGGGTCAAAATATTGACCAATGCCCATCATCGTACCACGAGATTTTAATGAGATGGTTTTACCAATAGCTGTGGTAACCTTTTTCTCATACATCAACTGGTCGGCCATCAGGTCCAAGAAACCAGTTTTTCTGATTCGTTTTGCTTGTTGATATGTGATTGTCATCTTACAACACTCTTTCTTTCAAATACCGGACGGTCATCTTCCACAATATCATTACGTTGTTGATTTTGTTCTCGTACACCAACATTGTAGTTATTGGTGATATTACTTTGTTGGGACATACCTGCTAATATTTCATTCGACTCAATATTATCTCTGGATGCTTGTTCAAGGTTCATAGAAACTTTATCTAGACCTTGAAAGTTTTGTAGTTTGGCGGATGTCAATGAATCTCTATCTCTGTCTAGTGCTTCACCAATCATATCAGGTGAAATGGATGCTTTGTTGCCTGCTACACCGGAATAGTAAGATTCGCCTTTTTTAACCCAACGTTTTGCACCTTGCATATCATAAGGTACACCTAATGCTGCCCATTCTTTAGCTAAATCAGCAATCGCATCATCTCTAGAAACATTCGGATCACCACTCAAATATCTTTTTGCTAATGGTCGTTTTTCAATCAAGAAGTCTAATAACTTATCTTGTACAGCTTCATTGAAGGTATCATTCAAATTAACTTTACCTGATTTGATGGCCATTTGCAAGGTATCAGGAATCATTTGCCATTTACCTACAGCAAATAACTTACCACTATCCTGCATTTGTCGGATTTCACCAACGGTCATTTCTGTAATAGGTCTACCGGTTTCTGTGGCACCTCGGCGACCAACATAACTACCACCTGACTTTACGTTGTAGGCGGTCGGATCACCACCAAAACTCTCACCTTTGCCAATAACAGAGGCCAACGCACCCTTACCGCCAGCAATTAAACCTACGCCGATGGC